ATGAGGCATCGGGGATTCGAACCCCGGACAACTTGATTAAAAGTCAGGGTTCCTTTCCTTATTATATAAGGGCGGAACGGGCGTACTTGGACAAAACTTAGACATTCTGAAATATAAAAAAACTCAGCTCACTTCTGACTAATGTTTTCATTCAAACAATTCGTCATAAGAACACTCTAAAATTTCTTTTATCGCTTTTAACTGACTGGCCTTGACATGCTGCGTATTGGCTTCGATTTTTGAGAGGCTAAAAATCGTCATTGATATGCCACGCAGGTTCACCTCTCTCACCAAATCCGATGGTCTCATGCCTTTTGCTATTCTAATTTTCTTTATGTTACTTCCTATCTGTATATCAGTATCATTTTTTATAAATGTATCTTCTATCATCTCAGCCCTCACATTTGCTCGAATAAGCAATTTTTCCTTTATAGTATGTGAGGCTTGTGGTAAAATGTTGCTTATACTAGCAAAACAGGAGGAAATTTCCAAATGGAAAAAAGAAAGAAGGCAAAAAGACTTGCCGCCGGTCTGGTTACATACTGGATAGCTGAAGCCTGGCATGAATTGGACAACGATTATTACAAGAAAAGATTATCCCCATCAAATCGAAAGCTGGTGCAGCAATATATACACCGTTATGGATATGTCATCGGCCTGCTGCTTCGCTGCCGGTATCGACCGCATTGAAATGGCCCCGGTTGAGGGTCCGGGGCCTAGAGAGTAGGATATGTGGGGCGAGGCCAATGGAGAGCATGTCTCCCAGCGTCGCCCATTTTTAATGATAGCGTAGGCTTGTTTTTGCCCCTATACCCAATAAACGGATAAGGGTATAGTTTTGTGACTGAGGTACGCTTATATTTTGTACCGTCTAGCAATCTCGTCATACTCAGCAATCTGCAATGCTCCCTGGTCATCCGTTACCATACATTTACCCTCATTTACTCCTTTATCTGGGCAAAGTAGATACTTACGGCCATCCGGCGCCGCCTGATAACCTGTCATCATATATCCTGCATCATCAAACAAATACCACGCGGATGTTCCTGTTGTGACCTCCATCAGCCAGTACCAGCCGCTATGTGCGTAGCTGCCATCTTTGTACTGATACCACCAACGCTGCCCATCGGCAGCCCGAATAAAGCCTGCATGGAGTTTTTTAGGCCACATGGTGATGAACTTTTCCGGCGTGCCATATTGCTGCCGGAGCTGTGTCGTGGTACTGCCCCAGTCCGGAAGATACAGGTGTGGCTTGTCCACGATACTTTTCCAATCCCCTCCCCAGCCGAGTCCGAGCTGCTTGCCGATGGCCCCAACCTTCCCGAAGAAATTGCCGGACTCATTGTATGCTCCGTTCCCGTCGTTCCGGAAGAAGTCAAACGCAATGCCCCACTGGTGCTGTGAACTGTAACTGCTACCCCTGGCATTTGTCACGATATTCCCAGGCTTTGTTCGGCCCTGGGCATACAGTTCATCTTGTTCCACCACGGTTCGATAGCACTCTCCAATCTTAATAATTAACCCTTGCTTTTTGCATTCCTCTACAAGTCTCCCTGCCAGCTCCTGCAAGCGGGGATGGCACATTGTTATATCTCTCATAGCCTTGTCCTCCTAGAATATATTATGCGAAAAGGCCCAGGATGTCCCAGGCCCTATGTACTGTTACGATATCGCAACTTATACTGTCTCTTCCACCGGTGTCTCTGATTCCTCTGACGGTGTCTCAGCTGGCGGCTCCACCGGTGTTACCGGGTCCGTCGGCTCCAGCTTTGGCGTCGGTTCCGGCGGTGTCAGCAGGCCGGTCAGTTCTACATACTCGGCCTCAGTGACGCGGCCCATCATCAAAAACAAATCCAGCTTATTAAACATATCCTCGTATGTATATCGGCCGGCGGTAATTAAAAGCTTACAGTTCTCGTACGTTCTATTCATTTTCAATCTCCTTTTTTATGCTAAATTATTGGTTACTTTAAGTTGGTCTATCTGCGCCTGCAGCTCCGTCATCTGCTCCGCCAGGTCTAATTTCAGGCCATCGACAACTTTACGGGTGTCCTGGACGTATGTAAGCCGGACGGGTGCGGCGACGTCGGTGGATGCGACGGTCAGGTAGGTTGTGCCGGGATGGGTGGTCAGGGCATTCAAAGCGGTTTGGGTTTCGGCCGGGAAGGGTTCCCATACGGGCGATTTGCTTTGAAAAATAGCATTAATAGGATTCGTCTGCAATTGCGCTTTGAATCTGTCGATCGTATTTTCGTCACTGACTGCTTCGTCATAGATTAAAATATTGGGGACATCATCTACGGCAATACCTTGCTTTCCAGCGTGCGTTTCAACAGCAGTTCTGGAAATATATGCATCACACATCACACACGCATTCACGTTAATATCAAATGGCATTATAGTTGCATCGCGTAATTTGTATCTCATTTTATTATTAGGTTTAAGATTTAACTCCCATTTCTCACTTCCATTAAATACTATTTCTTCGGTCAATCTCTCAATCCCCCACACGCCATCCTTACAAGCAATCCTATCTCGCACATCACCGATGCCATGTAACGGCTCGGCAAGCGGCAGGCTGACGGACTGCGGTTCATAGTAGGATTCCCAGGCTGTTGCTTTGCTGCCCTCTTCAAGTTGGATATTCTCAAAAGTTGTTGTTCCAGTAGCCTCCACGTCATTAGTACAAAGCAGGCATAAAGCATAGTATTCATTTTCATCTGTGGTAAACGTTCTGCTCACGCCATTGGCTGGCACTTCCGTGGCAAAGGCAACGATCATATCCGGAACAAAACTGACACCCCCGTCCGTGCTCTTCCTGACTCCGATCATACTTTTCGTAGTAAGTGCGGTAATGTCACCGGAAAATGTGTACGTAGTATACGGTTTTAACTTAAGTTTAACCGCGGCTGCCGCAAAAGTTCTTGCCGATACTGTAGATATCCTGACGCTCGTTGAACCTAACTGCGTAATTGTCACTCCATTTACGTTGTATGAATAGAGGGCATTTTTATTGAACAGGTTCTTTCCTGCGGACTCTATTTGCAGGTCAATTTCCCGCTGTTGGTTGTTGTACGGTTCCCAAGGCAGGGCATCGCCATAGTTAAGCATAGGCTTTACTGTGCCAGGAAATAGCTGCCGGTCAGGCTGTGAAAAAAAACCGCTTTTCACCTTAATAGCTCCACTTTTAATTTTTTCTATCATGTCTTCTGTGACGGTAAAACTCACAGAATCTTTGATAGGTAATGCAACATCAATTAAAAGCACATCATTTTCAGCCATTGTTAACGCTATATAAGGGGTGCTAATTCCGCCGCTAAGCGTATACTTCCCTGGCTTAACAAATAATTTCGCTGCCTCTTCGGCTGAATAGTATACTGTATCATTAAAAACTGCGGTTGCCGTACCACTTCCAGATATCGTAAAACTACCATCCCCGTTATTTGTAACAGTTGCACCACCCGCAGTTTTGGTAGGTATCCTGCTTGCGTCAAACAACTGCGCCCCGGAATTAACCACATGCTCCACTCCCTTTATCTCCTGCGGGTATTCCGGGCTGGGGGATGGCTGACCACCGGTGTAGGGTTCCCAAGGCAAGGCGGTGGGGCTGGCACAAAGCATAGGGTATAATGTAACGTTATAAGTGGTACCAGCTACATATGTAGCATAACAACCTAATTTACTTGTTTTTACAGTTCCGGTGGCAGTGGCGTTATTTTTTACACTAAGAAGACTTTTCCATTCGCCATCCGCAGCATCAGATACCATAACAGTACCATCATAAGCACCGCTTGCCTGCAAACTCAAAGTTGCGCTATCGCAATTAATCGATAAATTTTTCACCGGATCAATCAAGCGATGATTTCCGCTTGCCGTTGCTGTCCCATTCAAGCGGATTCCACCATCGTCGGCTATTGATACAGTCACACCACTTTTAGTCGTAACTGATGGGAGTTTTATATCCAGCAGCTGCGCTCCCGTCATCGTCACCTGTTCGCTGGCCCCGTCAATCTCCATATCCACTACCGGCGCGTCCCAGGCGTCCGTTACCGCTACCTGCCCTTCCCCTTCCGCTGTCGTAGTTAAGGCATTGGCATACTTCCGACCGCTCTCGGTTTTATCATAGCCGATAAAACCTTCCTTCAATGCCTCGACGTCGGCTTTTGTCTGGGCCGCAGCTGTCTCGCTGGCCCTTGCGTTTGTCTCGCTGGTTTTTGCCTCCGCCGCAGCCTGTACTGCCCTGTCGATACTGGCCGCTGCATCAATTGCCAGTTCTGCCGCCGCCCCTGCGTTCTGGGCTTGCGTCTCTGCCTTTGTGGTTGCTTCGGCCGCGGCGGCAGTAGCTGTCTGGACGTTTAGCAGGGCACTTTGCAGCGCGCCAAATTCGTCCGATGATTCAGCGATATTGCTGTCCAAAATTGCCGGAAGCACCTGAATAGGAAATGTCTGTGACTTGATATCGCCGTCCTCCGCCAGAAAGTACAGCTCCGCCTGCTGGATTCCGGCAACGGTTGCAATCTGGCCGGATATCGGAGCGAGAACAGTGCCATCTTCTTCGATCGTGCAGTCATTTTGCACAACTGTATTGTCTGCCTTTTTGACACTGATGTAGCACAGGCTTTCGCCTGGTATTTTCCACGGCTGTCCAAAAGCCTTCAGGCTTATTTTCGCCCATCGGCTATTTGTATCATGCTGTTTTACTTGCAGCGGCTCCTTTTTATACCCATCCGCCATATCAAGCGTATAGTTTTGTATCGTTCCCTGCACAAATATCTTCCTCCTTTTTGATAAATTCCCGGCTCAGACGCCTCTGTCTGCTTTTACTGATTGTCTTTAAGCTGCTTGTACATCTGATTAATACCGGTAGCCGCAAGCCCTGATACAACGCCTACCGCTGCCGCGTTGATGATGTCTTTCGCCGGGTAATCAGGCATCGTATACATGCCTACAACGCCCAGAGCGGCTCCAATAACGCCGCAAATCACCGGCAGCCACTTATTGTCTACTGATGTCGCCTTGACGGCCATAGCGGCCAGATAACACAGTGCTGTAATTCCTGCTACACTTGCAATTCCAAAATCCATAATTATTCCTCTCATTCATGTGCCTGCTGGTTGATATGTTTCTCTATTTTATTGATAGCTTCTGTCACGGGGCCATTGCACCCCTGTTCTTTCAATCCCTTTAAGCAAGCCAGTACCCCATACGTAAGCAGGCACTGTTCTGATTTTATCTGTTCGATTTCTTTGTCCTGTCTTTCCTGTTTTAAAAACCACCTGTGGGCTGCAAAAACGGCCGAAAAAATGGCAGCCAATGCTGTCATTGCACTAGCTACCGTTATAATTGTATTTGTGTCAATATACATGGTCACCTCAGTGACAGGACAGTCTCAAAGGGCCGCCCTGTCCATTTAAATGTCGCAACTATTCTGCTGCTGGTCCAGTCGCTGCGGGTGTTTCCGGATGTTTTAACGGCGGCTTGCTTTTCGCCAGCAGCTCCGGGTCTGCTCCCGGCCCTTTCGCCGGCGGAGTCTGCGGATGGTCATACCCTCCGCTCCCCTTCGCGATTAAGTCCGGGTCCCCAGCTGGGCCATTAATACCAACATCACAAGTACAGTCCGTGTCCGGTGTTAAGTGTTTGTAGTGGTTTGCATCATTGATTTTGTGTTTCTTACAGTTTCTCATAGTTTTAATCTCCTTTTCATGGCTTAAATTATAAAATAAGGGAGAGCCAATCGGCTCCCCAGGTTACTTATTATTCTGTTTTATTGATTATCTGGCTGAAAACCTGGTGCAGGCCGGTACTGGCAAGTCCTGTTACGGCCCCGTACACGATACTTTCCAGGCTTACTGCTCCGACGGCCACACATCCCAGGACTGCCCCCAGGATTGCCAGGATTGATGGGATGTACTGATTACTGACCGCTTCCAGCCATTTGATATGTTTAATGCAGTAGCCGACCACCAGGCAGGTGTGGTAGTACCCCGGTGAACGGATACAAGTTTTCAATAGGAGTGTCTAAGTCTGCATCTGCAAAGGAAACAGATATGGCAAAACTTAATGTACTTGATACACGTTCAAACGGGCCAGAGTATAATATACTTGACATATCATCCTTAAGTGGTAATTATTACATATATGTGTATGGTGTCTACCACAGAAGTTCTAGTGGAAATTTAGGCCCCGATAGGGGGTTTATCTACGAGATATTTATGACTTTAGCTTAAATGCCAGTAACTCGTTACTTACGAATTAGATAGGGATATAGTTCCACCCATTATTCCATTATTTTTGGTAGTGCTTGCGCTTCTTACAGACACATAAATAAAATACATCCCATTGTAATTTGTGACATCCAGAATTACGTTAAAATTAGTAACAGTACTATTAGCAAGCACCTCCGCCCCATATGTAACCCCGCTTCCATCTGCTTGTAAAGATATCCCTACTTTAGTGTAGTATTGTGAGCCTGACTTATCATATGCTCTGGGGACGAATAGTTTTAAGTATTTATATGACGAAACATTTACTGCTGTATTAAGTCGGCCCAACGTGGAACCACCATTACTACCACAAAACACGTTTATGCTTTTTGGACTTGTAATCCATGAAAAGAAACCAGTCGAGGTGCCTATTTTGGTTGCTCCTGTTTCGTTCCCGGTAACATCAGCAGGAGAAGATAACCATTGTTCCAACGTCCCAGTAACTGTCTTCCCGTACAAGGTGTAGGAATAGCCTTTACGGAGAGCGTTTGCTGGCGGTAAGGCGAAGGCTGGAATGGTGTAATTGCTTGTCATGTATTTGCCAGAACAGTTTGCAGTTACTGCTGACGTGGAGGGTGTCAATGTTCCTCCCGCCTGGCTGGGAATCGTCCCAGTGATTTTACTACCGTTTACCCATGCCGTTCTTCCGGCAAGGATATGCCCAGCTGCCGAATCGCCCGGAGTCTGGCTGGCCAGGCTTTTTGCTGTCACTTTTCCACCGCCGCCGTGTTTTCCACCAGGAACTGTCACTGCAGAGCCGGCCACCAGTTCTGAAAAGTTCCAGTTACCTTGGTCCGCCATCGTCCCGGTCAGCGGCTCCCCGTTTTTGTCCACGATTACTTTACCAGCCAGAACATCCTCTGCGCCGGCTGTTATTACATCCAGGTCGGCACCGCCTCCGCCGCCCGGCATCAATATTTTCCCCATGCGTTACACCCCCTTCAATCCCACAAGGCAATCTGTTGCCGGCTTCTTGTATACTTTAAATGTAGCCGTCCCATTTCCCAGCGATGCAGTTCCGCTGGAAATAATCCCAAATGCCTTTATATACGCCTTCTGGGTGGTGACGTTCGCCCCATCAGCCAGCGCACTAACCAGTATCGCATCCAGATCGGCCGTAGCTCCTGGCACATTTACCGTCTGGGTGTACGGTGCCGCACCACCCTCCCACCCAGATGCCGTTAATGTTACTTCGGTCACATGGTTAATCCGATTGATAGCAGTATTGGTGGAATTAATATCATTAGCCCCAAACTGATCGCCTTCCTGTGTATAACTTGTCTCATCTGCAATTCCGGATGTCCCGTCTGAATTCTGGGTAATGCGCCACTTCCGTGCCCCATCGTACATCGCATCCTTATAGTCTGTTTTTAAAATCATTTTAAAAAGCACCTCCATTTAACGTAAAGGCCAGCTTCTTCCGACCGTTAATCCTGCTCTGAATATTGTTATGTATAAAGCGGCATGCCTCCTCAATCCGGTTCAACTCCCGCCAGTCGATAAATGGCTGGTTATCATAAAAAGTCTGCCGTTCACCTATCACAAATGGGAAAGTGCCTGTGCGGATATGGTCAAGATTGGTCTCGAACCGGTTTATCTCATCCGCATAAAACCCATAATCCTGGTACGTCTTATCCTCCCCCATCTCTTCGAACGGAAAATTCGGCCAGAGGACAAGTGCCTGCGACCTGATTTCAATTAGATTTCCCTTTATGCGATTGTAATCTTGTATGTTAAAAAAATCATTTTCCCGCCAATCTGTTTTTGGCTGTTGCCACATTGCTCATATCCCTCCTTGCCTTCATGCTCCCAGACAGCGCACCGTTAAAATTAAGCGTATGATCGTAAATTCTTAGGAGCAAATCCGCCACATACCGGTTCTCCAAAAAAACAATATCGTTTGCATCTATCCTCGGTTCGCCGCGATAAGTCAGCGTATATTCCCGATCCGCTTTCATGTAATCGCCGATCCAGTCCGCTAAATCAACAGCATGCTTCACCTCTGATACCAGCGGATTCTCCCACGTTTCTAGTTTTCCGGTCGGATTCATCTGTCGGCTTACCTTAGCCTGCGAAACAGAATACTCATGACCGTTAACCACGATTTCCAGCTCTCCCTCTGCTCCGGCCACCTCCACCGTTACATAGTAGCTACTCGATTCTACGATAGCAGCGCTCTGGCCGTCTGCCGGTTCTGTGATGACACAGGTAAAGCCGTATGAAGGATTGCTGAAATAAAATGTGTATTGATTGTCCGCAGCAGTAAAAGTGATGGTCTCCTTGGCCAGCTCCTTCACTTTCGCATCTGAATTGTAAAGCGTCCGCAGCACCTGTAGTTCTCTGGTTTTCTCTACCTGCGTTCCCTTCGGTGTTTTTGTCAGCTCATGGCCATATTCCATTACATAATCCGTACTGTCGCCAAAAGATATGTTGTTCAGCACAATCCTGTTATTCGGACAGCCTCTGGTAAATTCCAGGACCAGCCTGTCAAACTCCAGAAATTCATGACTAATAACCGATAACATCTCCAATACGGTTACACTGTAGCTTTCCTGAAGTTTGTCATCATAGTAGGCATGAAATATCACCTGCTCCGGATGATTTCGCCCAAACTCCATCGTCAGGCCGAAGCATTTAAACGCAGCCTCCGAAACAATGGTAATGGTTGGATTCTCCGAAAACAGGCCATTCTCGTCAGCTGTTTCCTCCGATATATAACCGGTATCAAAGTAAGCAGTTCCCTCAGCCTGCCGAGGCAGAAAAAATTGTGTTGGCCTTGCGTCCGAATAGTTGCGGACGGGCATCGCGTAGTCCGCCTTATCTGCGCTATTCAAAACGGTGCCAGCATGTGAAAAATAGGTTTCATTGTCCGAGCTGGCGGTCATATCCGGAATAAAGCTGGATTTCAAATAAATATCTCCGGAGCGGTCCTGATACAGGATACATCGGCCGGCATTTGCTATAATCTGCAGCGCTTCCTTATGTGTAACCACAGGCATAGGATTTTTTACCAGTACGTCCTTTAAATATGGGTCTAACCAGTACGTCCGGTAATCCACGCCAGCATCATCAAACACGTCTGTAGCCAAATCATACAGACTGATACCAGACTCCCGGTACAGCCCCTTATAATATGTTGCGTTCATTCCGTCAAAACGGTCGGACGCAGAAAAACTCATTTCTTCGTCATCCGCAGACCATTCTTTTAGGGATACTGTAGCTCCTGGCAACCACTCCACTGTCCCGTCATCCAACTCCTGGCCATACAGCACCGATATCTCCTGCCCCGGCTCCAGGAAATTCACCGTACTTTCGCTGTTCTCCACATCATAGGCGCGGTCTTTGTTTTCCACCGTCAGGTCAAAGTCAATTGTCGGCAGCTCCTCTGATATGGGGCTGATATGCTCCTTCTTGCTGGCCGACTTAATTTTTTTATCATCAAAGTAAATGCCGATCCCCATCGTCAGCTGATGAATACGGAACCGGCTCCGGCCATTTACCATGACTGATGGCGTAAACCGCAAAAACGTGGCTGCGTTAAAAATTTCTTCCGTCACAAAATGTCCGTCAGCATTCCCAATTATCTCCACTGTGTTATTATCAGATTCAATCGTAAAATCCGCTGGGTACGCCTTGCCAAACTCCACAGTCAACCCCTTGATATTGTACTGTATCGGAAAACGAATCAGAATACTCCCTGACAGCTCCTCTGTCACAATGCCGGCATTTAACACTACGTCCTGCCGACGGCGGGGTAGAAAATACATGCTGCCATCCACCGTGCTGTAATCTTCGTCGCAAGTGGCGTATAGTTCAGACACCGAATAATTGTCCAGAGGCCATTTTAGATTACTGTAGTAGGCGTAATTGGTCGGAGCCGGAACAAAAGCGGAGGCCTGGGCCTCCTGGTTAATTAAACCAATTGTTACGCGCATATAGGAGTGGTTGCGATACTCCTTTTTCATTTCCGCTTTATAGGCTTGGCTGCATGCCTGCATTACTCCATCACCCCACAATCTACAATGTTCACCTTGCAGTCTCGGTATCTGGTCGGAAGACCCTCGGGATCAAATTCTATCGGTGTGGCCGTCCGGTTCCCGGGATACATCCGAATCGTTATCCAATCATTATGTACCATATCCGGAATCCGGGCAGTTACCACAAAATGTTCAAATTCCTTAAGAATAGCTGACCATGTTTCTGCCGGCAGGAACTTCCATTGAAGGTTATCAAACTTATACTGGTCCCGGCCCACCTTCTGGCCGACGAACTCGCCTCTTGCATTTTTTCCGTCTTTGACGTTCGTAGCCACTACCAGATTTCCTCCAATATCGGGGGCGGGAAACTCCCGGCCGTTGATTGTAATTACTGCCATGTCACCGCCTCCTTACGTAAACCCATAACCTGTACGTTTCTCTAAATCTTTTAGTTTCTTCCGGATTTCCCGAATGTCGATGTTGACCACCAAATCCAGATTCTCAATTAGTTCAATTATCTTTTTCAGAAGGTCTACCATAACAGGCAGGTACTGCTCACTCGTGTTTCCTGCTCCTGACGTCATTGCCACCGCCCTGTTGACCATTTCTTGCATCCTGTCTTCTTGTGTGTACGCCGGTACCGTGCTGCCGACCATTGCGAGCGGGGGAGCTGCATGATTGGCCGCATTTGTCATTGTGGATACCAACGGCGCGATTGCACTCCGCATGCCGCTTTGTACCGCCTGGGTAATGCCCTGTGTGATTTGCATGTTATTGGCCACGGCTGCGCGGCCTCCCCATTTGCCGACCATCTCGGGTATTCCATCCTCACGCGCCACAAACATCTGGCCCGACTTCGGGAACCCACCGCTGGCATGCCCGGAAATCTCGCTGGCCGGACCGGTGGAGGAGCCACGACTGCCGCCGCTCTTCTTAGATTTGCTACCACTGTCACTATCTCTATCTTCTGCTTCTTTGGACTTCTTGAATATATTTTTGACGGTGTCACAAACGTCCTGCCAAATCTGTTTAACTGTATCTACAATGCCTGAAAGCCACACTGTTATTTCCTCCCACACGGCCTTTAAGCCGTCCCAGAGTTTATTCATGACATCTTTACCGATTTCCACCATTTCGTCCAGTTTGAAGACGTCCTTAATTTTCTTCCAGATGTCCTCAAACCACTCTTTGATCGCGCTCCACTTATCTTCAACAGTAGAACGGACATTGTCCCAGATATCGGAAAGCTTATCGCGTAAAGCCTCAAATATCTCTGCTGCTTTATTCTTAATGGCATTCCAGGTTTCTTCCGCGAAGGACTTTATATTATTCCAAATCAGTCCCCAAAGACCTTTTATAGTATTGAGTACCGTGTCAATACATAATTTAATTGCATCAAAGGTAACTCGAACCAAGGCCTTCATAGCTTCCCAACAAGACGAAAGGAATTGCTTAATTCCATTCCAAGCCCGTTCCCAATCCCCTGTAAAAACGCCTATCAGAAAATCTAATAGACCTCCAAGGGCATCCAAAACATTGCTGATTACCTCCGAAACACTATCTAAAAAAGCAAAAAAATTATCTATAGCTATTCTTAGATTGCTAGCAATAATCGGTGCTATGTTATTGATAAACCAAATGATGAAGGGTTGTAAAACTTTCTCCCAAACCGTCTGTATACACTCTGTTACCTTTCCAGCAAACTCGCCGAATTTCTCAATAAGTGGCTGCAAAGAACTTGCATTAAATTCAGCAAACCTGTCCGCTGCATACTGAATAATTGGAAGAATATGAGTATTAAATGCTTCCAGGAATGTTTTTACAATCTCCGATAGCCCTTTTTTGATACTTTCAATCAATGGCGAAATATTTTTGTTGTATACATCTAATACAGTGTCTACAAACTTAGAAAACGTCTCGCTGATTGAACCTGTTATAGTCTGAACCGCCTCCAAAATTCCATTGAACGCTTCTTTAAATCCAGAGCTATTTTCGATAATTGGTGCAGTTATTAAATCCAGAATATCGCGGCCGAAAGCAGCGCCCAATTCAAGCGTCCCCATAAAGCCATTGTAGAAAATAGCTATTATATCAGCTGCTATCTGTTTTGCTGCATCGCTCCGAAATACGGAAAATATGTCCGCTGTGGCCTCAGAGAAGCGTCCGGATATCATGGTTATATCACTTCCGATATCAAACATTGATACCAGGAAATCTTTTATCCTGGGACTATTTTGCTGTAGATATTTGTCAATTCCGCCCAGCAGGTTATCGGCAATCGTGGCCCCCACAGAGGCAAAGCTTCCAGCTATCTTCCCCAGGTTATACGAGAACTGTTTTGCAAAGTTGTCGGCGCCTTTCATTACTGCCGGATCCGTAAAAATATCCTTCAAACTTTTCTTAATTCCATCAATAGAAGACTGGATGCTATCCAGAACCGATGTGTCACCAAAGCCAATTTTAAACCCATATTTAAAAAGGTCGGCCAGCTCCTTTGCCTTGTCAATCAGTCCTTGATACTTGGCGTCCATCTCATCGACTGGAGAGGTATCAATCTCTCCCATGTCAAACTCGTCTGAATCGTACCCCCCACCGGCCCCTCCGCCGCCTCCTGAACCAGAATCTGGTGGCTGAATAATATTCAGTTCATCGATACCTGTTGTCGCACCTTTGATGTCTTTCGCGGCTTTCTTTGCTGCTCCACCGGCTCCGCCCATCGCAGCGCCGGCATTATCCGCCGACTTCGCCACGGCCTCCATGCCGGCTGCGGCCACTGACGCTCCGCCTCCGGAACCCTTCTTTCCGGATATCAGATTTGTAAAGGCCTTAAAAGCATTGGCCAGACTCATCAGCTTCCCGATAATCGTATTAATGACCTTAATCACCGGTGTCAGGACATTGATGAGACCCTGACCGATTGTGGCCTTTAAGCTGTCAAACTGCAGCTTCAGTATCCGGACCTGGTTGGCCCACCCATCAGCGGTTCGAACAAAGTCCCCGGATGCCAGGGTAAGCTGGTCTTGCACAAACTTGTACCGCAGGGCGACCTTCTCTGCCTCGGACATTTTGGCGGTTACTTTCCCGTATCCATTGGCCAGGGCATAGCTGTCAAGGGCACTCTGCGTCATGACAATGCCCAGGTCTTTAAGGGTTTCCGTTTCTCCTGTGAACACGGATTTCAGCTTTGTATAGGCCTCGTCCTGACTGATGTTGTAAAACGACGCCACGTCGCCAGCCAGCCCCGTCAGTGCCGTGGCCATCTCATAAGCTTGCTTTTCGCCAAAGCCAAATGCCTTCGCCATCGCTCCGAAGGTTCCAGTGAACTTCTTTGCCATCGTCTCTGATAAACCAAATTGCACCGCCGCATTCTTTGCGAAGTCATCAATCTGCTTTGACATGCGTGGGAACGTTACATCAACAACGTTCTGCACTTCCTGCAGGTCGGAGCCCAATTCGATGCACTGTGCACCAAAATCTACCAGCTTCTTAACTGCAAAGGCAGCCGCAAGGGCCGCACCGGCTTTCTTGGCCAGCCCCTGGATGCCCTTCATCTGCTTGTCAAAATCGTTTTTATTTACTACAAGGTCAAGACCAATCTGACCAACGCTGTCAGCTGCCATTTACATCACCTGCCTTTATCTCAACCACCTCCGCATATTGCCGCCATCATACTTTCAAGATAGTTCATCTGCAGCTCATAAGTCTGCGGCTCCTGTCTGGTGCGTTCCGCCTTCCGGTTCCGCCACTCGTCATAAATCCGCTTCTGCTCCCTGGTAAAATGCTTGATTACATCTTTATCTGTCTCCGACCGGATGGCCACTATGCGCCCTAAAGCCGTCTCCGGTGCAAGACCGGCCAGGAGGGATTTAAACTCATCCCAGCTGACCGATTCAAACTCTTTCGTTCTGATGCGCAACCCGTACTGTGATAAGAAACTGGATATAATCAAGTCCCAGTCTCCGAATAAATCATAGTACGGGTCACTGCTCTCCCGGCTGTTCATCCTCCCCTATAATCAGTCCGACCGCCTCCTGAACGACGACAAGCAAATCGTTGAATCCCAGTTTCAACTTCTCAATCTCTCTCTTGGATTTTTCAGGGAATATCAAATCATATGTTTCCAGGATTTCATTCACTCCCGGCTCTGCGCCTCCCATCAAACCCATTACTTTCAGCATGGTCGGGGCATCTGCATTTACTTCCAGGTGTTTTCCTTTGATTACCAGTGCAGGATTACCTTCAAATGTCAGTTTCTCGGTAATATCAACTACTCTTGCCATCTTTTTTTCTCCTTTTCATTACGCAGCCGGCGTGAACGAGGGCTTGCCATAGCAGGTTACTTCAAACTCCAATGTATCCAGGGCTGTACTGTCTCCGCCTCCGGGCGTCGTTACGTTTACAACGCAGTCAAATTTCATCTTTGCACCGGATACCATTTCCCACTCAAATTTCGTCATTGCATCCTCACCCATGCACAAGGCAAGACTGGCAATATAATCATTGCCCGGATCGCCCACGCTCCTTTTACCCTGAAACGAAAAGCTGAGCTTCTTCCCCGTCACCGCCGACTTCGCCCATCCCTCCGCGTCCATCGCATACCACTCATCCGTTGTTCCATCAATCGTCGGTGCAAAGTTGGTTAAATCTTTCGGCACTACCATTTCCGCGTCTGTACTAAGCAGACCGGCCGTACCAAACTTAAATTTGTTATTATGTACCGGATATACTGTTCCGTCCATTTATTTCCTCACTTTCTGCTATAAATAAAATCCAGCCATATCACATATTCGTACACTCCACTATCATCCGTACCGACATCCTGCGGCTCTGGGACCATCAGACGCAGGTAATTGATGTGGGTGTCTCTTATGGACAGGCTGGTTACACTTTTAAGTTTCTCAAACAGCCCATAGGCTGCCGCTTCAGCCGCTCCCTTGTCCTTGCACCAATGCACAAGCAGGGATACCGGCTTTATGTCATAGGTGGTGCAGTTTACCCCGCCCAAAGCAATATTCGGCATCCCGCTGGTTGGACGGCTGTACACGCCGATGGACTTCTGCTTCTTTCCGTCCATCTTGCCGATGTAGACACGATCTGCTTCGGCGATTCCCAGGCTGATAATGTATTCCTGGATGTCTTTCAACAACAGCATCACACACCACCCACTTTCTTGTAAAACTGTTTAAAGGCCTTCGGGGCAAAATTTGCTTTGCTTCCACCAGACTCCCAGTCTTCATACCAGTGCCCCTTCGCATTCGGATTTTCTTTTGTCTGGAAATTATATTCCGGATGATAATAAAGGCGCCGGGCATAAGGTGTGCTGGATATCAACGTGACCTTACCGTCTTTTGCTTCGCTATAATCCACAAAGGTGCTTTCATTTTGCAAGTTTCCGGTATCAAACGGGAATACCTGTGCCTGAACCACCTCCGTATGCAGAGCCTCACCGGTCATCTCCAGCGCTGTCACCGCTGCCTGGGAGAGTTGCCGAAGTCGTGGAAAGTTCATCTTTACCGTTGATTTCACCTGCATCAGATTACCTCCAATATGCAATAGTTCACGGTCCCGTCCGGGTTCCTGGCCTTCATCCCCTGTTCAATCCTCCGCTCCTCCCCGAACACAGTCACCGTGCCGCCGCTTAAGGACGGCATCTCCGGCGCGATATCACCGGGAAACATGGCCGTACCGGTTACCTGCACCAGCTTCTTCTCGGCAGTCAGGATGGTCTTGGACCGGTCCTGGAAATTGCACACCAGGTCTGCATCCAGCACATGCTTCGGTGCTCCCTGATTGTTAAGCTCTTCTGATTCCAGATGTATCTGCACAGGAACCCTGCAGAGTCGTTTTGGAACCAGACATGGGTATTTCATCCTCTCACCTCGCTAACCGGCAGCACAGGCCTGTCTGTGACAGCAGAGTATATACGTCACGCCGCATTGCCACGCCCTTATCCGTGAATACATTCCAGCTCTGCCCGAACTGTGCCGACACACCATTGATACTGTAACCCTGCAGGATAGTGTTAATTTCGTCGGCATTCTCAGTCTCAAAATCCGCCTGCTGGCAGACCACTTCCCGAATAACCTCTTGTTGGAACTCCGTCAGATTGGAAAATCCCTGGCCCACAATCCTGTTGTAGGTCAGAGAATCAATATGGCGGGATGCCTGCCGCAGGGTCCTCTCCAGATCGTCCGGCGGAATCACCGTGCCCTTATAGACAACATGGTAATATTCCGGCGTTACATAAGCTTCATAGGGCATATCACTCCACCGCTTTCTTGCTCTCTGCCTTCTTCGGCTGCTCCGGCTTCGTGGCCCGGAGCGTTTCAATCTCAGCTCTCAGGTTCTCAATTTCTGTCCGGAGTCCGGCAGCTACCCCCTGAAGACGTTCAATTTCTTTTACCGCCTTCATATGCTCTTCATACGGTACCGTCTTACCTCTTCCATAGGCGATAACATTGCCATCATCGCCCAGGATATCAAATCCGCTATCCTGGTAGCCCTTTTTCTGCGTTTCGTCGATGGTATATTCCCTGTTTCCTTTTACCGCTCTCATTGCTTACCTCCTTACGCTCCGGCCGCTTCCACGTTCATGGCGCAGCCTTCGATTTTCTTTTCAAGCAAGAACAGATCGCCATAGTTGCGGTTCTGGTACAAATACCCATCTGCGGTCCGGCTGTCAGTTCCCGGAGTAAATAGCTTGATATAACTGTACTTGTCACGGCAAACCACGCAGGATGTATGGATCAGGATCCAGTTAATCTGCTTCGCATCAGCGGCCGCCACACATCCTGTGGTGAAGTCATACTTCGTCTTCATCCTGGCCGCAGGAACCATCTTTATAGTCACATCATCCAGACTATGTACTTTGCGGTTGATTGTAGACGGAGACGTAACGGTCATGACCCTCTGGAGTCCTTCTGCTTCTTTCACAATCTTATTCATTGTGGGAGTGACATACAGTAGCCTCCCTTCCTCCGGAACCCCGGCCTCGTCCATCCTTGCCATTTCTTCGTCAAACGCTTCCAGAAAGTTGGCTGCCGTAATAACATCGGTACTGATACGGCCAGAATAGGTAGTCATCTCAGCATGGAGTTTGGAATAGCGATAAGAGTCTTTTTCCGGGATTGCCTGTGTCGTTTCAAACTCATTCTGGATATTTGCAACAGACAAGGTAAGGTTTGTCTCGTCTATATCCATCGGATCCACCCAGAACTCAATATCTCTATCATGCTCCAGCTTCTTTGGAATCCAACTGTTGCTCAGTGTTCCGGTGTTAAATCCGGGAGTCCTGGTGTGGTCCTTGTAACCGGATACTGTCATGGTGGGAAGTTTAATCGTCTGTGCGTTAATAAACTTCACCTGCTGGTTGCTCTGTGCCAGCGCATCAGAGCACAGCTCTTTTGCGTACTTCTGCTGAAGCAACTGTGTGAACTGTGTTGCGTAATCATATACTGCCATGTGTTAAATCCTCTCTTTCTTATAAGCCGAACGCTTTTTTCAAAGCGTCATCGGTCGTTGCCTGCTGCCCTGTTCCACCAGAGGCCCCCACCTGCACAAAACCAGTTGTCCCTGACGCCTGCGGTTTAAGGGCCGGGACATCCTCCAGGACCTTATTCAGGGCCGTATTAAGTGCCTCTGTGCTGACTTTTCCATCCTGTCCTATAGCCTGGCTTAAGTCGGCCATCTTGAGCACATACGGAATAGTCTTGGCATCGAGTCCCAGGCCGATGGCCGCAAGGGTCGCCTCTTTATCCAGCATGGCCTGCTGGGCCGCCGCTTGAGCTGCCTGAGCCTGCTGTGTCAATGCTGCCACATCCGGCTGCTGGGCCGCTTTCTGCTGCTTGAAGGTTGTGATGGCCTGCTCCACCTCTTCCTGGCTGAGTCCCTGCTGCTTGAAGTAGGCTTTCAGCGCTGTGTCTTCCTTCGCCGCAAGGGTTCCCTCTAACATCTGCTGGATTTTAGTATAATCAATCTGCGGTGTTGCTGACGGCTGGCCTCCGGCAGAAGCTGGCGGTGTCTGCTGGCCTTGCTGCCCCTGACCGGATGCCGGCGGCTCCACACCTGCGGTTCCACCAGCTGGTTCTGCGAATAACTGTAAGTTCATCGGAAATTTCTTTCTCATTCTTTTAAGCTCCTTTCCATTTTGGGAGTGTCACTCCTTACTGCTCAATCCATTGTCATCGGTGTCTCCGGCCGCGCACCTTTTTAGGCCTTGTCGCGTTTTGGCACAAAAATAAGACGCATTACCCTGCGCCTCAAAGGGAGATAATCGGATCACCTCCTATCTGTTGCGATATCGCAACAACTAAAAATACCACCAGCCATTACATGCTTAATTTGACATTTTGGGCATAATATCGTATAATACAGATAAGATATCTTTTAAAGAGGAACGGTACCTGACCCCCACTTATTGGGTTGGGCCATCGTTTCTCTTTATTTTTTTCTCCTGAAGATTTTTCTTATCTGGCCATCTTTAATAAATATTATTTTATCTACAAAGGCTGTATGTCTTGACCAATAAATATCGTCTGCCTGCTTATATAACTCACTCTCATCCAACGGACATTGAGTAATATCCAGGATAAAATTGCCCGCCTGTCGTTTTTTCTTTGAAACCACATTATAAATCAAATTTTTGCTTGTGCCTGACAACTCTTTTAAATCAAATGCCTCTCCTCTGAATATGTAATCTGGCGTTGATATTCCAGGTGGATCCAAAACCCTGGGAACCATGAATATTTCGCCTCCGAGTTCACGTTTCAAAAGTTGCGCTATCTGTTTTTCCTTATCTGAATAATCCAACAATACATGTTTTCCATCAACCTTATATGTAGTGCCGTTTAATGTATATTCAGATAGGTCAACTACTTCATGCGAGTTCGGTGACGCCTCTTCCATCCATTCTTCTGTAACATCCACTGACCTACCCATGCCGCCAGTCTTAAACTGGATGTCCTGCCACTCCTTCGCCCTCTGTCCGTACTGCTTTTTATTGTCCTCATCCAATGAATACTTAGCCAGCCGCCCATATCTTTCTGCCTGCCGTGACGCATATTGCTGCTCGGCCTCCTGCTTATTGGCCTGACCGACCGCATCCAGTTCCTCCTTGGTCCAGGTGTCGTCCGCAGTGGAGATTCCAGGGAAATAGGTTGTATGGCTGTCCTTGCACCTGGGATGATACAGTCCGGATGCTATGGCCTTGCTCATGAGGGGATACGGCCCATCGGATTTCTTTCCGCCGGACCAGACGTCGTCAATCAGGACCTTACCGACAAATGGCAGGCACTTCGGACACGGGTTCCCGCGCTTGTTGACAATCACGGTGGTAATCCCCCATTCCTGCCTTTTCTCCCCCTCTCCCTGCAGGTAAGCCCGCTTGGATGCCGTCCGGATGGCCATGTCGGCATAATCTGCCAGGGTATGGCGGGCACCGTTGGCATACTCCACACAGTTCAGGCCCCGGGAAAGCATGTCCTTGGTGGCCATATCCACGGCCTTCTCGTAAGTTCCGGCGCCGGTATTGGCATAGACCTGAGCATTAAAAATAGCTTTCCGGTATTGGTCGTCGGCCATCCGAAGCACCGCTGTCTCTGCCCGTTCCATGTCTTGAGTCGTTGCTTTGATAAGTACTTCCAGCTTTCGGTCATTAAGTTTAAAAAACTCTGCTGTTGCTTGGGCAGCCTCTTTGCCCTTCCAACGCTTAACCAGTAGTGATGCCTTCTGCCGAAATGTCTTCCCATCCATTTCTTCCAATAAGCCAAACAACTTCTTTGGCATGTTTGGGAATCGGTATCCCCTCTGTATAGCTTTCAATATCTGGATTTCCTGCTGCATGTTACCGGTCTGCCGCGACTGGTAGAGCAGTTCTCCTATCTGCCCATTTATAGACTTAAACTGCTTGCTGTACCGTTTCTGATTCTCCCGCTTATACTTCTCCAAAGCTTTCAGCTGTTCGGCCTGCCACATGGACCACTCAATGCCTTCCTTGGTCTCTTCTGCCCGGTGCCGGTCCATGTTCCGTATCATGGATGCCATGAGCTCCTTTTCAATGGCCTGGAAGGCAGCACCTACATCATACTCATTATGTCGCACTCATCAGCGCCCCTTCCGCAGCCATGCAGCCACCTTCCGCCAGATGTATCCCCCTATTGGAGTACACCCTGTACCCCCGGGCCTTAAACTGCCGAGTCAACTCCTTAAGCTGGGTTATGCTCCTACACTTATCACAGCGCAGCTCCGCATACCCCTGCTTCTCAACCGCGTAAATCCCGAACGGCACCTGCTCACGCGCCACCTGCAGGAGCCCCTGGTACTCCTCCCGGCCCATCTGGTACGTCCGGTTCATTACCTTGACCTTCATCTGCCTTTCCTCCCTCCATATTGACGCGGAAACTACCGGCAGCCAAGTTTACTCCAGGCTCCTCTTCCTCTGCAATTCCTTGCTCCGCTTTTAATCGCTTCACTTCTTCGGCCTTCCACGTCTCGTCTTTGCTGTCTCCCCACATCTCCTCCACCTGAGCTTCTATAGACATGATGCTTGCGCCGGGCCGCGCCTTAGAAAGAGTCTCCACCTGACTTTCAAAGCTGGGGTTTGCGTACTCACCGAAGGGAATCTCCACCTTAATCTCTTCTATGGGCTGTTTAAACAAGATGTGATAGGCATTGATGCAAGCAGCCACCACATCCGGCAGCGTCTCTTGCAGGGCTTCGATGATGGCGTTCCGGGTGTAGAGCGTCGCTTTCTCCTTCTCCCGCTGCGCCTCGGCGTTGTCCAGCTTTTTCACATCAATGCCAAGCGTGGACGGGCTGATGACGCCTTGCAGACAAAGGTCAAGCGCCGTCACATAACTGGCCAGATAGCTATCGTGCGGGATGGACGGCTGGTCTGTATTAACTTTGTTCTCTGCTTTCTCACCCATGTCATTGTCAGAAGCAAAGTATCGGCAGTCAAACGGATTTGGCTTTAAAATCTGTCCGGTTGCCGGGTCATGCGGTACCAGACACTCCGGTATGTACGTCTTAGCCCTGCCAGCCCGCAGAGCGTCCATCCACTGGCTCCATGCCTCGTCGAAAGCATCAAAACTGTCCAATTTGCCATCAAAAACAGAGCCTCCGCGGCCCTCGTACTTCGTTGACTCGTATACCTGCAGGGGAACGGCCAGGATGGTCGTCCTGTCAAAAGTTGTATCCTTAATCCCGCTCGTAGCCTCTATGGCACCTAAGTCCACCTGCGTATCTCCCTTGTATAGCTCGTTACGGATATATCCATATCCATAGTGCTCATACAGGATGTACTGCTGGCTCCGCACCGTGTACGGTGTTTTAAAGACCACCTCTTTCAGCCGTCCGCGCTCCTTTATAATTTCAATGCGTTCCCCTGGATACCACTCAAGTATCGGGTACTGGCTCAGGGCCGTGTCGATGGTCACCTTGTATGCACCGTCACCGATGTACAGCACCTCTTTCAGGCTCTTCTCCAACGCCTTGCGGAACTTATTCTCTTTCTCAATCTCCTTCCAGAGCCGTTCCTGGGCCGGAGAATCAAACTCGAAGTCGTTCATGTCGGCCAGGACAATCGCTGTCAGTATCCGGATGATGAGTCCCGGCAGCCCTGTGTGGATTTTTCGCATCTCCATGCCCGGGGTACACTTGGACGCCCAGAACTTATACTTGTCCGCCCATTCCGGGTTCTGCTGATACATCTGTTCCAGTTCGCTGCTGTCTCCGCGGTACCAGATACGGTTTCGGATTGCCGACAGTTCAAAATCCATGGTCTCCTGGATCTGAATGCTGTATGGGTTCGCCGGCGTGACGTTCAACCAGCTCCGGATTCCTCGTTTAATATTTTCACTCAATTTCTGCGTCCACCTCATTTCTTCTCACCCTCCTCTTGTTGCTATCTACATCCAGCTCCTTTATAATATAAATACAGGTGTGCCAGCACCAAATACAGAAGAAAGGAGTTTGCCTGCATGCGAAGATATAATTCCCCTTTTAATGGCAACCGTTATGTATTAAATAAAGCCACCGGCGAGATACATGACCTGGATAATGAAACACCCCAGTGTCAAATTGATGAAATTAACCATCAAAATGTATTGAACTGCGTCAGCTATGAAGATGCTGCATTAAGAGCAGCCTTTTTGTCTATCAATGGTGCAAACGGTTGCTACTATTGCAATCCATCTAATGATAATGGATAATTGCCGGATTCAGCTATAGACCTAATTGTCTGTAGCTGTTTCTCTGTTAATTCTTCTGATAAAAACTCTGTCATATCGTCCGGACTTTTCTTATCACGCAGGATGTCAAAAATCAGCGCAGAGTATTCGCTTACTCCGTTGACTGCTCTAAGAGCCTCAAATCTTGTCATCTATTTTCCTCCTCAAAACCTATCATTTTCTTGTATGGAATCCATCCATACTGTGATGCATTAATCGTGTGATCATTGCGATCCTCGGGCCGGTCCTTGTCTTCATCCCACGAATACCGGTCCAGTTCTCCCAGATGCTCCGGGCAGGTATCCACCACCAGGTAACATCCCTGCTGGATCCATCCAAGCTGCAGCTTGATACGGTCGATAATCTCAACCCGTTTGTATGCATCCACAAAGTTATACAGGCAGCCATGAAGCCGCTTGTACTTGCGCAGCTCTGTGATGGTCGCCTGGTCCGCGCTGTCGATAAAGACATCCTTTGCAAATCCCCAGTCCTTTCGACAGCGCTCCATGAACTCTACAAACTTGACCGCGGTGTCAGATGGTGCCAACGGCTGGGACAAATCCGCATTGCTATAGACCTTCTCGGCCAGCACAATCAGGCGTCGGTCTTCGGTGATGCCTTGAAAGAGCATGGCAATCGTATCCGGTGACTTGCTGGAGTAGGATGTGTCCAGGCCAGCTGTGAACTTCTTGAATTTTATCTTTCCGGCGGCCATCTGCTGCTTCACCCAGGCAACCGTGACCACATGTATTTTGCGGTCAAAGTTCGGGAAGATAAGGCCGGTCGCCTTTCCGCGCAGGCCGAGAATCTTGTTCTTGTGAATTTTAGTCCCTGCTGGCGTATTCTGGATAATCTGCTGCAGTTTCTCCGCCGGCAGTCCCAGGTTATGGGCAAAAGAAAAGAACCAATGCACCCAGCCGGGTTTTGGTTCTTCTTTTAGCTCATCTTTAATTTCCTGTGGTGTCTCCGCCTCCCACTCCGGGAGCGGCCGGGAGCAATTTATATACTCTTTGTATATCGGCAAATTCGGGTCATCCGGATTGAGTGTGGCCATCAGGTAGTCACACCGCATGGCTGCCTCCCGTACAAAATCGATATCGGCCGTGTTAATCTCATCGATATACAGGCAACCGTATTGGCCGCCCAGGGCATCCTTCCACTTGCGCTTATTACCATAGCCGACGACAAAGACTATCTTGTCACCGCCCGATGTGTGGAACAGCAGGTGAGGCATTTTATACTCACCGGAACCGTTGCCTTTGTATTCCACCAGCACGCCGAAGTCATCCAGGATACCCAGGTCCTTATTGATGATGTTCTTCTCCGCGGCGCCGGTGTCATCCGCTGCCAGGATATGCAGCTTTTTTGGAGATTCAGCCACCTTTAGCATGAACTTGAACAATCCTACTGTCGTCTTACCGGCAGCCGTTGTCCCCTCCAGGAACTCCACCGGCGCGTTGCAACAGAGGAAGGCCTTATACTTTTCCGACAGCAGCAAGCGCTCATCACTCACTATCCATCACCCCTCATCTGTTTCAGCAAGTCATCCAGTTTCGTTTTCTCGGTGTTGAGACTACCTGATACATGTATGTCCTGTTTATCCCGCCAGCGGTCCGGGCGCCGGTTCTTCAGCCAGAAGATCTGCGCTGTAGTGTCCGGAACTACTTCTTTGATTGTTGTAGTGGTTCTTACTCCTTCGGCTGTCCTTTCCTTTTTGGTTTCCGTATAGGTATAACCCAACGCCCGTTTCAGGAGCGCATTCTCCACTTGAATGTCAACAACCTCTTTACCCTTTTTTAGGGCCTCTGATATCTCCAGATACCGCTTTTTCCAGTCATACAGCGTGGCTGTGGCTATACCGGCATTCGCGGCGATTTGCTCATCGGTCAGACCATCCCGCGCCCAAGCCTCCAGCTTCAGTAAGCCTTCCGGCGTTATCCAATATTCATATTTTGCCATCAAGCCCACCTCCTTTTGGGTATAGAAAAAGAGCCACGGGTGGGCGGCCCTTTACTTTTTAATAAACATTTCATATGAAGCATCTGGGGAATTTGATGTTATTTGAAATATCTTATATTCTAAATATGCTAAAAGGTTAACCTTATTGTCAATTAAACAATTCCAATCATCATCGGAGAACGTTAAAATAATTTGTTGCCTTCTTGATTCTGAATGTTTTAAGTAATGCTCCCTTGAGATAACAAAGCAAGGTTCCGTTGCATTTATTCTTCCGAAAACAATTCCCACCTGTGCTTCATTTGTATCCATAATACTAAGTAACTTATTGCAATATGTATTATTAGGCTTCTTTTTAGGTTCATTCTTACATTCAATAAGAAAATATGGAGCTAAATAAGAAAATACTGATGGAAAGATTGTCTTTATCCCGCATAAGCAAGTGCAATCAAATTGGTTAGTTTTCGTTTTAACATCATTAGTACACCTGACTCCTTGTATTTGGTTAAATATGTCTAGTGCTAAAATCTCTAATGCTTTTCCTTGAGCTGTGGTATCCTTCCCATAATTCCAATCAAGTTTATCTTTCATTATTTTGAATCTTTTATATGCTGATTCATCAGGAGCATAATACAAATTATATACTTCTTTTTTATTAGCCCCCAAAGAATCAGCTATATTAAAATTTATTTCATTCTCAAAACCATCTTTTCCAAAACCTAATCTTTTAATTATTTCATCCCTAATTATTCTATCTGACACATCAGGCTTCTTATTTCGTTGATATATATTTATAATACAAGTTAGATCAACAACAAACTCTTCTTGGCAATTATGACAATACTCTTCCTTTCCCAGCATATTTCGCACTTCATTTGCATCTAATATACTATGTGGCAGGTGGCATTCTTCATTTGGGCAAACAAGCATATATGCTCTTTTTAGTATACCCTTCCGTAATGCAAACTCTAGTAAAAGGTCAGCTATAGAATATTGTATTCCTAATCTTGACGCTACTGTGCTTATAGTAATTGACTTAGCTTCTTTTTCTGGTAAAGTTGCCAACCAGAAATCGAATTCTTTGACAACGTCCGCATTTAGGCCATCAGTAATTTCTAAAAACTGTTTGTAAAACATTTTGAATGTCCACCTCCTCTGCAAAATATTTAACCTTAAGCATACCAAACCCATCTCTCGCATCGTGTTGAACCAAAAATGGACCCAAATATCCTCTTTTTCTATTATAACACAAATTTAATTTTCTACACTCTTTCGTATTCATAATAGATTTTTTACTATCATAGAATATGTCTGTACATTGTAATGGTTTTGTTATTGCAGAGGCGGCATCGATTTTTGTCATTTGTAACGCATCATCAGCAGCTATTTTAATAATATATGCATCTCTATCAGCTTTAAATTCATTTTCCATATTCGATTCAATGGAAATATATTTTTCCAAAAATATCCCTAAATCTTCAAATGCTTTTGGTATATTAGTTATATCTAATTTTAGCTTTTCAAAAATTGTAATAAGATAGCTTTTAGTATCCTTTTCCATACTACCTATCTTATTTTTTACACTCTCTGGTGTATCTCCATGCACTTTATATAACTCGTATAACATTTTCATTACACGTTGTTTGCAATTTTTTTTATCATATTCAAAGCCAAAAATATCTATGATTTTATTTGTCAAATTATTTCCATCTTTAATTGTGTTGATTTTTCTCTCTTTTTTCACAAGCTTGTCACTACTATATTCATACAATAATGCTTTAGGTTGTGTTCTACAAACAATAAAACCTTCTTCAAAATAAACATCTATAAATACGGGATATATTTCCTCTGTCCCCAAATCATTTGTTCCTAATTTTTCAAGAACCTTTTTAGCAAAAGTAAATTTCGCCTCTTGTATAGTACGATCTCCAATTAACTCGTACTCTATTAATGAATAATTTTCTTCTACTGTAGTTTCAAAAATATTTTTATTTTTACATGTTGGGTAAATAGATAATATTTTTTTTTCAGTAGCAGCTACTTCCAACTCATCAGTATATATTTTTCTGTAGCATAAATCCTTACTCCCTTCTCTCATAGTAGATAGTAGCCACTGATATATCTCCTGATAATTCTTGCTGTTTTTATTTTCCCCCGCATACTCTATAATTTGATCTATTAAGATATCTTTATTTTCAGAAACCCTTAAATTTTTATCAGAACAAATATTTTTAAGAGCATTAACATGAAGATAATCTTTTTTTAGCCAATCTGGTATTTCTATCATATTGTTTCTCCCATCGACATTTTTTTATATTATACCACATCCCCTCTGGAAATTCTTCCCATATTATTGTCTGCCGTTTTGTATAATCAGTATAGAACATTTGTTCGATTTAATCAAATACCAAAAAGGAATAGAAAAGGCACTCAGCCATAAGCCAAGTGCCTAATCCGTATCTGAAAATGTCTTGGGGAGAAAAAAACAGATACAAGCGGCGCATCCGGAATCGAACCGGAACCCAGGGTGCCCCTGTCCATCTCCCGTTGATGGTATGCTCCACACAATACCGGGTCGTCCCCGGTATGTACCAGCTCACTCCGCGGCTGGCTAAGCGGATATCTTTCGGGCCGCACAGCAGCCAACTGGTATGATATCGACCAAGGGACCTTTCGTGTCACCTAACCGCCGTTTTCTATCCGATTTGTGAAGCCATGAAGAAAGCGGTAAGAACGTCGGCTTCTAATCGACCACCAGGCTTTTACACGCTGGCGGCCGTATGGGGAGTGGCCTCCGGCATTTAGCCTTTTGGCCTAATTGTATTCTACAACGGATAAGGCGGATAAAACGGATAACTTTATTTAATTTTACACTTTTCCAAATATGTGTCTCTAATCAATTTCCGTGGGTAATCAGGACTTTTACTATATCCAGTCTTGTCCGCAATCCGCTCCCATGTCATCCCATTAATGTAAAACATCTTAAATACACATCGTGTTTGCCCGTCCTCTATGGCCTCAATCCATTTTTCAACCGCTTTGACCTTATCCTTTTTCCCATCCAATACCTTCTCGCGATGCCCTCGCAGCTTCCAGTCAAATCCCACAACGCTCTGCGGTCGTGCTTCTCCGGTCCGATAATCAAATATCGTACTGTTGTCAAAACCATTATCCCCCTGCAGCATCTCGACCAGCTCCAGCTCCAGGAGAGGAATCTCCCGCTTTAGGCGCCGGTAATCATCTAGCAGCTTCCTGGTTATCTTAATTCCCACTGGCACCACCCCCATTAATCAATATATTTCCGACCGTTCCGTTGCATCATTAGGATCTGCACGTATGTAATGGATGTCCCGCAGTTCAGTGTCACCAGATGGGGATACTTTGCTGTCACTCGGCCACGCATCATTGGCCTTACTCCGTTTCCCTGCTCATTTTTCCATGCTGGGTCTGCTACAGTAAACGCATCACCTATTTTAACCCGGTTCCTGCACTTATCTACATCTTTGGAAAAGATGGCCCCCATCCGTGCAAGTTCTATTTTATCTCTGTTACGCTTCATTGATATTTCTCCCTCCCGGCTTGTCCCGAAGCCCATGCACCGGACACAACACCGTGTAACAATATGCCGGCATCACCGCCGACCAGGTCTCCGGCCGAGGTCCCTTCAGGATGTAGTCCTGGACGGATGCCCGTCGGCGCCGCTGCTCTGCCACTCTTATGTAATCTGATTTGCTCGTTGCAATCCCTCCTATCGCAGTTTAAAGACTATTACTCGGGATTTTGGATTACAAAGCAGATTATAATAAATCGTGTGCGTCGCCTTGTAAAAAATTGCATATACCCGGTCGTCTTCATAATTTACATAACGTTTCGTCAGATACCTCCTTGTCATTTTATCCCCTCCCTCTTTCCTCCTCTAAATGTCAATTTTACATATAAATACCTTGCTTCTCTATCTTGTAAATGTTATACTTTTAAAAAACAAAGGCGGCTTTTGTCATGGATAAAATCACAAATATTGACTATCGTGTATTATGCTACATGAAAAAACTCAATTCTTGCTTTATTGATGAAATAGCTTCTAAATTTGGTCAAGCCGGTCTTGCAAGCATAGATAATCTTGATGATTTAGGGTATATCTGTATGCCCTATGTTTCTGGTCTTACTGATGTTATAGAGGGTGAATCCGGTAAAACTTCTAGTCAAATGGTCAGTAACTGCATGATGCTCACTCAAGAAGGTGAAAAAGCAATATTAGATTACAAACAGCAACTAAAATCTCAACGCTATGACATCATCATCAAAGTTTTACCAATAATTATTTCTTTTATAGCTTTGTTGACCTCTATTTGTGTTGCGATTTATAAATGATTTATGGACTTCGAGTCCATCTTATTTTAGTAGACAAGTCTCTATTAATACGATGCTCTCGGTTTTCCCAATTACCACCTTTTTGCCCACCTAATGCGTACCAATTGTCTGCTTGATATACGATTCCTTCATGTCCTGCGCCTGTACTAGAATATGCAATTAATCCTTTTACGTTTGGACAATGCTTTCGTATATATTTACGTGCCATACTTAAACATTTACTTTCAATAAATGCTTCAGTATCATCTACAAAGTACATTCTAGTCAATTCTAAAATATTTTTTTGATTGATTTTTCTACTTGTGGGACGCCCCCACATCATGCAGCCAAGAATTTCTTCTGATGCATTTTTAAAACAAAATCTTAATATGGCACCAGCTGGGACGGAGTGGAGATAATGATATTCCCTAATCCAATTATCAACTGTGGTATCATGTTCCACATATAATCTCACATTTTTCTGTTCTCCATCCGGAAATAGTTTAATTTGTTCTATCATATAATCAATCACCAGCCTACTATACAAAATGTCAATTATCTGATTCAAACCCACCATAAGGGCATTCACTTTTTGCGTGTTCTCCAGGGCAGGTATAGCACTTGTTACAAATTTCGCATTCGTCCTGCTTCTGGCAATCTGGACAAATGCAAACTTCACAATCTTTCATTCGTTCACCTCTAAATGTCAATTTAGCATCGGTAACATTGGAGGCATCTGTCCAGTCTCATATGCCGTCTCTATCTGCGGCGCCAGCCATTCGCCAGCGGTGCGGCCGTCCGGCAGCACAATATCATATAAAAACTCGCGCTCGACCGTGCTTATTCCAGCCTCCACTGCCTCCAACTTTGCTTTGACAATAAGATACAAGGCCCTCCACCGACTCCGGCACGCTTGTTCCCATGCAGTATGCGCTGCATCATCCGTCCGGCGATTACCGCGCCCCGGTGTATACCAGTATTCCCTTGCCTGTTTATCTGGCAAAGGAAGTATAAATCGTATCTGCCGACCAGAAATAGTAAATCCGATCGCTGCTGTGTTTCCCTTAAAACCACTCACGAACTGCTCCGCCCCATACCGACTTATCAGCTCCTCTATGTCAGCCTTAGTCCTGGAAACAGACACAGAAGTCTTTTCCGCATATGCCATCCTATTCCTCCTCTAAATCTTCAACTCACAAACTACTTGCACCCCAAACCGGCGGCTGAATCACTTCCATTTTTTCCACATCAGAAACCCCGTTTTCATCCACACACGGTAATAAATCGTTTTCCTGCCAGCAGAAGAAAATTCCAGTTATTGAAACATCTATGCTCTCCGGCCCAAATCCGCGAAGAGTCTTAATCGTTGTCCTTTTAACTGTTTTAAAACGCACATCGAACTCTCGGACCTCGCCATCTTTTAATACCAATCTGGTCCTGTCTCCGATGTTAATTGGGGTTCCATTTTTATCAAATAATCCTGTTTCCATATTGCTCTCACTCCTTTTCTAAATCCTCATTTCTCTTTGTGAAACTCTTTAATAATATCTAACGGAATATAATGTGTACCGGCATCTTTACCCCATCTGATGTAATACATTAGACATTCGCTTTTAATGGTGCAATCATCCACACATTTTTGTTCTTTATTTCCGTCTCTGTATTCAATGTTTAAATACATTCCTTTTCTCCTTCAAATCCTCAGTTTTTGTACAGAAGGCAGCAATCATCCGTTGCACATTCTATCTCATTTCCGCCATTCAAATTACAAAAAACAACTTCTCCCTCATCGTCATCCGTTACCAGTCGGCCCCATCTACATGTTGCACAGCACTCATCAGAGCCGCATTCTCCATTTATATCTAGCATCTCTTCGCTCCTCTAAATCCTCAATCAATAAAACTCACAAATTTTTTGTATTCCTCGTAGTCAACCAAAACTGTGTCGTACTTTTTCCATTTTTTCACTAAGCCTACTGTCATCCTTACAGGCTCGTCACACTTAATTATTCCATTTCCATATGAATCCTGAAAATCCTTCAGACTGTAAAGTTCACACTTGTCAAAATCCATCGTTCCCAGATAGCCTGAAAAGCACCTCTTTTCATGGTCTTCTGTTCTTTCTTGTCCCCACAACGTAAATCTCAAACCATCTGAATGTTTGATGCTTATGGCAATATACTTTCTTTTTTCCATGTGATTATGCCCCCTCTAAATCTTCAATTATTTTTTTGGCGTCCAATAAGAATACCCAGTGTGAACACAATAGGCTCCTGGGGTCAGGCATTGACTTCCACATGTCTTACAGGATCGTTCTTCCCCTGATTCTGGTTTCCAATTCTGGCAATGGCTTTCCTCTCCTGCCAACTCCCAATTACAAGAGTATTCGTACAGGCAGCTCCAACATGTCTTATTCATTTTTCCTGCTTTCCTCTGCCATCACAATCGGAATGTCTTTTCCCAGTTTCTTAAGTCCGCTTAAGATCGACTGCCTGATTCCGTCCCAGTCATAAACCAACAGCACTTCTATCTTTCCGTGGTCAATTGTTCCCTTCATCTTTCCTCTCTTTCCAAAGCCCTAATCACCTTTTCCAGTGCGTCCACGTCTTGTTCCCAGTCATCGGCGCATCCCGGTTCTGCCGCCATCTCCCGGCAATGCTCTAACAGCCTGTATAACTGTTTTACCACTCCCGCATATTCTTTCGTATCAATCCAGCGCATTCCTGGCACTCTGAGCGCGCGCTGCGAACCGAGAGGAGCGTCTGTCATCAGTTCCCCGGTGCGAAGCATCTCGGTCATGTAGGAATGCACCACACCGGCAGAACGTGACGTCATCAGGCATATATCCCGAACAGTAGGCGAATATCCATGCTGCTTGATAAATTCAATTACTGCCCTTTTCACGCTGTCTTTCGTCGCCATCAGACTATGCACCTCTTTCTGGTATTGCTCCGGTAATACTGCGCCAGTTGGGCGTATGTAGCAGACATCCAGTTTTCCAGGTGTAACAGATGCGGGTATTTGCCAATTACAGCCGTTTCAACCGGCACACCGAAGCCACCAGTCCTACAATTAAAGCGGTTTACGTCAAGGATAACCAGCTTGTCACCAATCTTGACCCGCTCCTTTGTGGCCTCAATTTCCTCCGGCCAGATCCCCTCTAAGTCCAATCTATCGTCTGTATCACTACATCCTGCGTTCATTCTTCTTTTCCTCCCTTCGCGTTCATCATGTCCCAGACCATCTCGTCATAATCGTATCCATGTTCTTCCAGGTTGTGGAATCTGTTCGTCGCCTTTCTTGTTCCTGTCTGTTTTGGCCTACGTGCTTGCAAAATAAGCGTCTCAAACTTTTCCCGCAGCTTTTTGGTACTGCGTATATTGGATTGCCAAAACGGATCCTTGATGGCAAACTGCAACGCTTCCTGGATATCTGTTTCACTCCGTCCATCAAGCCGTTTCATCCGGTCAATATGGACACACCACTCTGTTTTTTCCGTTTCTGTCGTCGGGACCTTTGCACCCGGGAATTGACGCAGGCAAGACTGCACCAGGGCATTGACGCATTGCATCTCAAACGATTCTTCGGTAAACGATGTTGGCCCGGCCTTTCGACGCGGAGTGTCAACGACGTCTTTTATTTCTTTCCTTCTTTTCTTCTTTCCTTCTTCTATTGTTGCCGATTCTGTGCCGGTTGACTGCCGATTCTCTGCCGGTTGACTGCCGGTTGACTGGTATAAATGGTAGTTTTTTATTGTAAATACAGTAAATTTTGGGTGTCGGTTGACTGCCACCTCTCCGGTGCTTTTTAAATGTTCCAGTGCCGTCCTGACATTTTTTATTGACAATCCGGTTTCCTGGGACAGGCCCTGGTAGGATGATGCAAAAGAGCCACGCGGTATTTCCACGCCCAGAAACCGTCCATCCTTCCAGTTTGCCTTCAGCAGCATGTGGAGGAACAGAACCTTTGTATTAATGTCGGAATACCATTCCCACTCCAAAATTTTTCGGCTTAATTTTATAAAATCGCTCATAGGCTCCTACCCACGCCAAACATATTGAGCTGCCCAGGTGTTTCATTCTGCCGCTGCCTCCGGTACTGACCTGCAAATTTGGCTGCTCCGGCTTGTGATGCCTTGATACTATGCATCCGGTCGTTTTGGCGTTTCAGCCACTGCCTGGCCTCATCTCGGCCAGCCTCGCTGGTTTCTGGCAGATAATAGCCCTTTCCATCATCCTTAGAAAGGATTGCATAATTACGTCGCAATGCTTCGATTGCTCTCCTTAAGCTACGGTCTCCACAGTGGAGCTTCTGGCACAGCTCCCGGCGTGTCTGAGCGTTCTGGTGTCCTACTCCGAGGGCGTTATAAACCGAATAGGTAAATAATTCAAAATCGTTCACTCCCTCACCTCCTCGTTAGGAGTGGGCGGCTGGTCAATGCCGCCCTTTGTAACTCCAGTGGCATTCTTTTTCGTGATATATTAACTGCCGTGGAGGTCTGTTTTACAGGTATGATTTCCCAAACTCTTTAATAAAATCATACCTTGTCCCATAGTGGGACTCATAGTATATCTGGCATCTCTGTTTTAAGATTTTATCTATCTGTAAGTTTTCTGGAGTCCGTTTAAACCATACTCCATTGGGATGCAAATCCCGTCGGAGAGGGACCACAAATCCCCTCAACTCCGACTTGGCTTTATTCCCTTTGCGTCCCTCGAAAACATGGTGACGCTCGACATCTGGACTGCCTGTAAAATAGCAGTGGTCCATGTCATCGGTTAATACGCTCCATAATCGTTTAGCCATCCTTCCTCCTGTTCGCCTCGTAAGTCATAAGCATTCTCTTTATTTCGTCTGGCGGAAGAGTTTCAATTCCAAGCTCCTTGCATTCACTCACGAGTCCTTCAATTAATACGCTCATTTCCTGCGTGTCGTAAGCACTGGAGCCTTTCAGCATAATGTAAGTGCGGTAATCCACGCCGTCCGTTCCTGCCACCACCTGAGACGTTGGTCTGATATGGTATGTAGACGCCTCCAGTGCCGTTTCCTCGGCTTTTTCGGTGTCAGGTATACGGATATAAGCCCCTGAGCCGTCAAACGTCTCAGGCTGTCCATATTTACGTAGAATAATATTGTGTGCGCGTGGCTTGGAAATCCCAAGCGACTCAGACAGCCTGCTTAAAAGCACCCAATAGTATGCATTCGCATCAAGACTACGTTTCTCTCTCCATTGTTTCACGGTCATACGCAAGGTCTTTCCAGCCATAGAAGGCAATTGGCTGGATACATCATGCTCAACCTCGAATGTAAGCAGAAAATTTCCGGTTATCCAGTCCTTTGATACTCCCTTCAAATAACCTTTGCTTTCCATATTCCTCCTCTGTAGGAAATTTCCCATCCTTCAAACATTCTTCCAGGTATTTGAATTTAGGAAGATACACATTGTTTATAAATTCCTTATCGTAATCTATCGGATGCATGCTTAAACGTTCTGTATCTATGTCACGATAGAAATTAAAGTAATCTTCGCTCTGAAGGCAATAAGCAACAATATAGGCTTTCCTGAATCCAGTTACATACATTTCCACTTGCACCTGATCCCAATATGCCTTTGAAGGTTTAAAGCATTTACCCGCTCTGTACGTTTTAACTTCATAAATCGTATCGTTTGTACTTCCGTCCAGATTTACCCGCAATCTTCCTATTATGACTTGCCGGTCCTTTTGCATTCCAGGAATTTCAAGCGAATCTAATATTTTGTGTTCGTACGCAGTCCCGGCCATCATTGCATCATTAGAAAAATTCATGCAGGTTAAACCTAATTTTGTAAACCACCATTTTTCGAAGGTTTTTGTTTTCCAGCTTCGTAACACATATTCTGTGTCACTAGCCCCAATATAGTAAGCTCTATCATGGTCGCTTATCATAATTGTCCTGCCTTATTTTTTTCAACACATGTTCCAGATTGTTTTCTACTGCAAAGAGGATATCATATTGTTTAAACCAAGCATTGAGTTCATCAGCACTTCTTCCCATCTGTATTGCCGTTTGTTCCAGCGTCAAATTCCCTTCTTTTTGTATTGCTGTAAGTGTTTGCAAAACTCTTTCCTTGACTTTTCGTATATCATGATACTGGTCGGCTGTTTCCTGCTGCTTGCGTTCAATCTCCTCTTCTTTAAGCCACAAGCTGAAACCTAAGCCTGTATACATAGCGACCGCTTTCACAAAGCTTCTGGTCATACTGTTCCACACTCTCTGTTGGCTCATCGAATTATCTTTAACTGGGTTTGCTCCGTTCATAACCGGCGACTGCATATAGTAGATTTTATCGTCAATATGTATCTCTATTTTTGTTTCATAACAACGATTCTGAACTCCATTTTTATCTAAAAATGTTGATTCTGATTCATATAAGCTTCCTCCAGTTTTAGGGTTCGGAACTGGAAGAAAAAATACTAATTCTGCCCCGTTTTCATGTAGAAGATCAATGCATTTATTGTAAGGAAGGTAAGTGATTCCGTCTCTGAGATCGCAGTAAGGTGTAACATCAATTTTTCTAAGTTCGTTATAGTCTTTAAGCATTTCAATCCTCCTCTATCCAATTTCCGGAGTAAAACCATTCTATAAGCATAGAACTGAATTCCTTCTGATCATTCTCGCTTCCATGTAAGCATCGGTTGAGAGCATAGGAATAGGCATCCTCACATTTAACATCATTCCCTCTCTCTGGTCCGATTCCTTTATAGTGCATACACTCACCCCAGTCCTGCTCTGGCCTCTAACAACTCAACCAGCCTTTTGACAATTTCCTCTGATACGTCTGCAGAAATCGTTACATTTAAAATCGACTCTCCGTCAATCCCGCCGTCACGGACACTTACTTCCAATCCATAAATGCCGCCTATTGTTGCAACAGCATAATCACCCTGTAATTTCAATTTATCCAATGCTTGCCCAATTCTGGAATAGTATTCTGCTTTCATCCTTGCATCCTCCTGTTTTCTCTGTTATAATCAGAGTACGAATATTTTTTAAGTTCCTGAGCCTGTCCGGTTGCCTCCGGCAGGTTCTTTTTCTTTCTCGGGGTCAGCTTGCCAGTGTAGATATTTACGCCGATGGCGGCCCCGGCCCGATTAGTGCCATTTCTTCTTTTACTCATACTTCCCTCCTCTCACAAAATCCCTGCCGTCTGCGCCACCGCAAGCAGTGTCCCGGTTAGTACCGCACACAGGATAATCGCCACAGCCAGCAGCTTGTAAAGCCATAGCAGTTCTGCCCTCTCGGCCCGCAGCTGCCGCCGCATTCGGACGACCTGGGCACCAGTGTAATCATGTTTGTGCATTGGTATCACCTCCCTCTTCTCCTGGGCATCGACCGAACCTGTGCCTCAATCTGCTTTTCCCACCAGATTTTGAATCCGGCTGTATCAAATATAATTGGACTTTTTGTTAATGCCGGATTCATCTTGCTCGCAAAGGTCTGATTTTTATCCCCGTAAGCCCGTTTCAGATAGGTTTCCGGGAATCCCATTTTCTGAAGTTCTGACATCTTCATGATTGGTTTTGGAAACTCCAGCATGCAATCGCGCTCCTTTCTTGATTTTATCGTCCTTATGCCCGATACTGTTTACAATATTGCGTTTTTCTATTTCCTCTCCTATAATTTAAGTACAGGCGTTGCAGCGCCAAGTATACACGAAAGGAGAGATACACTATGTTTACTAACGAACAAATCGCTCACGATATTGCTATTGCTCGTATGGCTGGAAAGCAGTTGTCGGCACCAATATTAGTTGAAGAATATCGTAATTGCTATGAAAATGTTTTAGAATATCTTAATTCAGAAGCTAAAGCACCTTCTGCCGCCGAAACAAAAGCAATACCTCGCCACTTTTAGGAAATTACATCCTGAAGTAGATATTGATTAATTCGTTCAAGAAGAATCTGGGCTGATTCTATTGTTAAGCCTTCCAAAGCGCTTACAATAGTCTCAGCTCTTTCTAGTTCATCTTTTTCAAAAATGGGGAATGTTATTTTCCGGACTTTTCCGTTTATACTTCTACATTCTTCTACAATTCGTGTAGCATCCTTAACAGATATCACCTCTCTCGCCCTCCTTTCTCATTGACACATTGTTTTGTTCCCTTCTGCGTGATACAATCTCCTTATCAGCCCCGCCAGGCTGAAATATAACAAAGGAGGATTTACTGTGGCCATTGAATTGAGTGACAAGGAAATAATTTATCTTTATGGGAATCTTAAAAAACACTTAACTGATTTAGAATCAATAAAGCCAAAATCCCTTGTAAAAACTGACATTCAACTTCACGAATCTATCATTTCACAGTTAGAGGCAGCCATGCCACAATTAAAAAGTCTGCCACTATAATTTTTTTTCGCCTTGCTTCTGCAAGGCTTTTTCCATCCTATTGATAAAATTCTCTGCTGGTTCGTAACGTCGTACACACACCATATATAAACTTCCTTTAATACGGATAACCCGATAACATTCTTCTTTATTGCCAAGAAATAAAATCACCAGTAATCGCCTAAACATCTCTCTCGCCCTCCCTTCTCGTTGACACATGCATGTTACAATTCCTTCTATTGCACATTCTCTGCCCACACATCCGCAAACTGCTTAAACAGCTCGAAACATGCCTCGGCATCTGCATATGTAAGAATCAGATTTTTCACATTCTTACTTCGCCCAGTTTTCTGAGCATACAACTCACGCGCTGTCGAATCGCAGGCAGTTTCCATTCCCCACAAAGGGTTGTGGTGTATTTTCTGCAGATTGTTCCAATGCTCAGAATATAAAGCACGGTATACGTTGCATGGCGATAGGCTATAATTTATGGCTTCGGTTAAGTCAATTACGATTTTCAATGTTCTCACGCTCCTTTCTTGATGGTAACCTGGGCTTTAAGAAGAAATTGGTATCCAACCCAAGTACTCCGCAAATTACGGAGTATTCATAAAATGTAAATCTTCTTTTTCCGTTCAATCCCAAGTTTAATTTCACTGGGTCGATTCTTGTCTCTCTGCTTATATGCGCTTGTGAAATACCATTTTCATCCAGATACTTTTTAATCTTCAAACCTACTTCCAATTATTATCACCTCACTTTTTCGATTTGTTCGAAGTAATTATATCATATACCGACTATTTCGAATTGTCAATATGTTTTTTCGGTAATTTCGAAATTTTTATATTTACAAAATCGAAACACTATGTTACTATTTCATTATAAGGAGGCAAGAAATAATGAATTTTACTTTTGGTGAAAAAATCAAAGAAGCTCGCAAATTAAAGGGCTTTACTCAAAAACAGCTTGCTGCGAAAATAGGAGCTAAACACAATTCTGTAAGTGATTGGGAAAATAATAAAAATAAGCCAGACCCTGACACAATAGAGCTTTTATGCGGTGTTCTAGACATTACACCAAATTATCTTCTTGCTACAGAGGCTGGAGAATTTTCTCCCACCGAGAAATTACTTATAAAAAAATACCGTGATCTCGATGACCTCGGTCGCCAGCACGTTGATACCATGTTGAATTGGGAAATAGAGCGCACTGAGATTCTGGCCAACAACACGGCTCAATTGACTGAACTACGCCACCAACTTGCTGCCAAACGCTCTCAAACCCGCCTGCGCCTCTATACCTACCTTGGAAAGATTGCCTGTGCTGGAACCGGCTTTTATTTCGATGATATTCCAACAGATACCTTAGAAGCACCTTTTCTTAATGGAGCTGACTTTATTATCGGAGTAAGTGGTGATAGCATGGAACCAAACTACCATGATGGCGAAAAGCTCTACGTGCAGAAGGTCAAAGAATTGACCTTTGGAGATGTTGGAATTTTCACAATCCATAATGAATGTTTTATCAAAGAATTGGGAGAACGTGGATTGATTTCTCGGAACCCAGAATATGAGGATATAGAGGGTACAGAAGACGTAAGACTAATTGGCCGGGTGTTGGGAAAGGTGGAAGAACTATGAAATACAAAGAATTTTTAGAATATTTGGAAAAGAATCTTGCTGGTTATCAAACATTTATGTTTAAAGCGATGCAGTTCCAGTGTGTCAAAAATGCCAAACGGCAGGCAAAGGCCCGCTGGGCGGATAAGAAAATGGAAAAGGCTGCTGGTGAGATGTGGAAGAAAGCAATGGAGAATCTATACAATAACTTAAAACATGAAATTAAGTCTGAATTTCCATCGACCTGGATCTCTTACATTGAAAAACATGAGATTTTGGAATCTGTCAATGAGAGCATCAGTGAACTGGACTTTTCGGAGGACGCAGCATAGTTTATAGCCTTTAGTTTCTAATAATAATAAATGAAAAGAGGAAAAGAGCATGGAATCAAAAACTAAATATTGCAAACATTGCGGAGAAATCATTGACGTTGAATGTGTAGTTTGCCCTAAATGCGGTAAACAAGTTGAGCAACTTTCTAGCGATAAAGAAACGCCAATAATAATTAACAATTCAGCTTCGTCCAGTGCATCGGCCACATCACCAAGTCAGATCGTCAGAAAGTTGCCCTGGTACTTAAGCTGGTTTTGGATCATTGTTTTTGGATTTTTAACAGGAGGGATTTACTTTTTTATCGGCCTTGTCTTAAGAGTTATGTGGAAGTCAAAAAATTAGTGAATAAAAGACCTTTTACTGCGAATAACAGAGTTCTCGCAAAAAAATTAAAATAGCCAATGGCTTTTAATAAAATTTATAAGAGGGAAGGTAAAACGTATGAGGAAAGTAAAATTATTTGTAGCAACAGCATTATTAACACTGAGTATGGGGATAACGGCCTTCGCCGGAACCTGGCAGGCGCAAGAAAATGGACAGTGGAAATATCAGAATGATGATGGGAGCTATGCAACTGGCTGGATCGAAGATAGTGGGAAAAATTATTACCTAGACACAAATGGAATTATGCTTGCAAACACAACAACTCCTGATGGAAAACGGGTTGGGGCGGATGGCTCATTGATACCAGCTCCCCTTTTTGAATTTGATGCAGAGAAATGGCACATAAAGTATACCGGATATGAACTTTCATCTGACTATGAAGGAAAGTCTTGTATAATAGTCTATTATGATTACACAAATAAAGCCACAGAACCCATGAGTGCTATGTCAGCTTGGATTGGCCTGAACGCATATCAAAATGGTGTGCAGATGAAGGGAACAGTTATTTCATCCGCGGATGAAAATCAATCCGTAGAGAATGAATATAAAAAAATCATGCCTGGATATACGCTAAACATAGGAGATGCATTTTTATTAACTGATACAAGCCCTATTACATTCGTTGTAGAGGATATATTTGACTGGAGTGACAATGCCCCTAGTGTAACCGCAATTCTCAACATTGAATAAAGCAAAAAGCCCCTGTGCCGGCTTCCCAACACCCACAGGGGCGCACCATGACAATATAATATACTTACCCGGGCAGCCGGAAGGGCGTGCAGCCATTCGTTCCGAGTCTTGCGGAAGGAGTGGTGCTTATGACTACATATGAAGAATTTCAGATTATATTAACAGTTGCGCTGTTGATAGTCGCCATTCTGAACACGAAAAATAAGTAAGCCGCCCTGTCCCTGGAAAGATAGGCGGCTTACTTAGCTTAATACTTCGCCGGGACGGATAGGCTTCATCTATCTTCCGGCTGTCTTGTTAAGTATATTATAAGTCAACTTAATTTATTTGTCAAATGTAAAAACCGCCCGGTGCTACCAACACCGAACGGCTTTCAGATAGATACTCTTACCAGACTGCTCCGGCAAATATAACTTAGCTTAGACACCTAAATTATATCATCCTCGGAGCGTCCTGGCAAGGGGCGTATTTTTTATACCCAAAAACAGAAAGGATGATATAATGGCAAAGCAAAAATACAAACCTGACAAATATGGTATTTATCGTACTAAGGCTTGGGATGGTACTTATGACGAATACGGCCAGAAACACCGAATCAACTTGAAATCAAGAAAGTCCAGCGCCGACCTTGAAAAACAGGTCAATGCATTGAAACGCCGGATTGAAGAAGGAAATCAAATCCAGACATCGGATATGACCTTTCTGGCCTACGCCGATGAATGGCTGGATACCAGCAAGGCTGTCCGGGAGTACAATACAAGGATGATGTATAAAAATATAATAGACAAGCACTTTGCCGCGCTGGAAGGCGTTAAGCTGCAGGACCTAAGAAAAGTACATTTACAGCTACTTATCAACAATGCATCCGAAAAACCTCGTATATGCCAACAAATCATGTTGACATATAAACAAATTATCCGGGCTGCTGTGGATGAACGACTTCTCCCGGAAAAGGCGTTTCGGGAACTGTGCGAAAAAATCAACAGGCCAAAGTACAAAGCCAGAGAAAAGCGGCCCCTTACCGCCACCGAAAAGAAGGCAATCAAGGCTGCTGACTTCACGCCGATGGAAAAGGCATTCGTTCTGATTATCTACGGCTGCGGCCTCCGCCGCGGCGAAGTGCTGGCCCTGAAGCCCCTTGATATCAATTTGAAAACGTCTGAATTGACCGTTAGAGGGTCTGTAGAGTTTCGGGTGAATAATCCCGGGGTAAAGAATACAAAGACCGAAAACGGGGTGCGTACGGTGCCTATCCCTCCATTTCTGGCCGTCCATCTAAAGGAGTATCTTAAAGGCCTAACAGCACCGTATCTGATGCACACCCAGGACGGCCGCATGATGACCAAAAGCAGTTACCGGCGCATGTGGGAGCGTATTATTAATAAGATGAATCTGGCCGCCGGCGGAACTGAAAACCTGTACGTCATTCACGATCTGACTGCACATATCTTCAGGCACAATTATTGTACGGAGCTGTGCTACCAGATTCCAGCTATCAGCACAAAGAAAATCGCGGAGCTGCTGGGCGACACAGAGAAGATGGTCATCGACGTTTACAGCCACATTATGGAGGAAAAAGAGAACGTTCAGGAGGTCGTAAAAACAGCGATTGCGCTGTGACAGCTTGGACAGAATTTAGACATCCTGAAAAATTTTGCTTACTTGGACAGATTTTAGACATGTTTTTTCGTTGTTTTTCTATAAAATTGCCTAGATAATTTTACCGTCAAAAAAAGCGGAAAGCCCTGTAATTACAAGGTTTTCCGCTATCTTTCATTCATGAGGCATCGGGGATTCGAACCCCGGACAACTTGATTAAAAGTCA